GAAGCCGCCGAACGTGTGAAGGCGGATATGAACTATGAGCTTACGGAGCGGATGGTTGAGTACCGCCCGGAGCATGAACGTCTGCTTTACAGCCTTGGTTTGGCCGGGTCCGCGTTTAAGAAAGTTTACTACGACCCAAACATTATGCGGCAGGTAGCGATCTATGTTCCGGCTGAAGACGTTATTGTACCCTATGGAGCCTCTCATATAGAAAGCGCTGAACGTGTTACGCATATTATGCGTAAGACTAAGAATGAACTTCGTAAGCTACAGGTAAGTGGTTTTTATAGGGATATCGAGTTAGGTGACCCTAAATCTTTCCATACTGATATTGAGGAGCGTAAAGCAGAAGAGGGCGGCTATTCCGTCACTGATGATGAGCGTTATAGTATTTATGAAATTCACGTCGATATGGTTATCGATGGGCTAGATGATTCTGAAGATGATATTGCTCGCCCGTACGTTGTTACTATTGAGCGTGGCACTGGTTCTGTTTTAGCTATTCGACGTAACTGGAACCCGGATGATCCGCTTATGCTTAAGCGGCAGCACTTCGTGCATTACGTCTATGTGCCGGGATTCGGGTTCTATGGCCTTGGTTTAATCCATATTATTGGTGGTTATGCACGGGCTGGTACGTCGATTATTCGGCAGTTGGTCGATGCAGGTACTTTGTCCAACCTTCCGGGTGGTCTCAAATCTCGTGGCCTACGTATTAAGGGCGACGATACACCTATTGAACCGGGTGAGTTCCGAGATGTAGATGTGCCGTCCGGTAGCGTTCGGGATAATATTATGATGCTCCCGTACAAGGAGCCATCACAGACGCTTTTAACGCTTCTTAACACCATTACGGCAGAGGGCCGTAGGCTTGGCGCTATCAGTGATATGAACATCTCTGATATGTCGGCTAACGCCCCGGTGGGCACGACACTTGCGTTGCTTGAACGTACCCTCAAGCCAATGGCTGCGGTGCAGGCTCGCGTACACTATGCCATGAAGCAGGAGTTTAAGCTCCTCAAAGCGATCATGGCCGAGTACGCCCCTGCTGAGTACGGCTACGAACCCCTTAGAGGGGAAGTCAGTGCCCGACAAGCTGACTACGCACTCGTAGACGTAATCCCTGTTAGCGACCCGAATAGTTCGACGATGGCGCAGCGGGTTGTGCAGTATCAGGCTGTCCTTCAGATGGCCCAGTCTGCACCGCAGATCTATGACCTGCCAGCACTACACAGGCAGATGATTGAGGTTCTTGGGGTTAAGAACGCAGATAAACTTGTCCCGACGAAAGAAGACCTCAAACCGAAAGATCCGGTTAGTGAGAATATGGACGCACTTATTGGTAAGCCGATGCGTGCGTTTATTTACCAAGACCATGACGCGCATATCGCAACGCACACAGCTTTTATGCAAGATCCGATGATCGCGCAGATGATTGGTCAAAACCCGCAGGCGCAACAGATTATGGCTTCGTTACAAGCTCATATTGCTGAACACCTCGGGTTTAGTTACCGCAAGCAAATTGAGGAGCGTTTAGGTGCGCCACTACCTCCGCCGGGTGAAGAGCTTCCTAAAGACATTGAGGTCGATCTTGCTCGGCTTGTGGCTGATGCTGGTAAGCAACTCACGCAAGCGCATCAGCAGCAAGCCGCACAACAGCAGGCCCAGCAGCAAGCGGAAGATCCAGTATTGCAGTTACGTAGGCAGGAAACGGCTATTAAACAGGCTGAAATTCAGCGCAAGGCTCAGAAAGATGCGGCTGATGTTCAGATACGTATGGCTGAGCAGCAGCGTAAGATGGACGCTGATAAAATTGACGCTATACTTGAAGCTAAAAAACTTGAGTTGGAGAAGGCTTCTATCATGGTAGATGCCGCTCAAGCTAAAGTTAAACAAAAGGTCGAGACGGATAAGCTCGATCTTGAAATTTTCAAGAGCGTAACCCCGCCAAACAGAGGTGCATAGACCGCATATGGCAGCAACCGTCTTTGACGTGCTTAAAAAACGTATCGAGGAGCAACGCTCCTCTGCAGTGGAGTTTCTATCCGGTGGTAGTTCCAAAGACTACGCTGAGTATAGAGAATTGTGTGGTGTAATTCGGGGTCTCGATACCGCACTCTCACACATGGAAGACCTCTTGCGAAGTCACATGGAAGACAGCGATGATTAGTAAAGTTGTTAATATGAACGGGATTTCTGACGAAACGTGGGAATCCCAACTCCCTAAACCTGTCGGGTATCACGTATTAGTTGCATTACCTGATATTGAGGACCATTATAAGAATAGTTCTCTACTTAAAACCGACAATGAAAAACACCGTGAATACATCATGTCAATTATGGGTATCGTAATTGATATGGGGGAAGGCGCATATAGGGATAAAGAGCGTTTTCCCGAAGGACCATGGTGTAAATTAGGAGATTACGTGATGTTTCGTATGAATACGGGCACACGTTTTAAGGTTAACGGTAAAGAGTTTCGTCTTATGAATGATGATTCTATTGAGGCCGTTATTCCTGATCCTAGTGGTATTATGACGGTGTAGGGAGATTATATATGCCTTTCCAGAAAGTTGAATATTCATTACCTGAACCTGATAGTTTGGATACGGGTGATGTTGAAATCGAGGTGGCGCCGTCCAGTGCAAAGCCTTTGGAGAGTTCTAAGAATGCAAAATCTAGTGCAGAACGTGAAGAGCATAGTCCACAGCGCGATAGCTATAATGAAGAAATGGAAATCGAGGTTGTGGATGATACTCCAAAAGCTGATCGAGGCCGTAAAGCGTCTGATCCGCCGGATGATTTAACCGACGAAGAGTTAGAAGAATACTCTGAAAAGGTTAAAAAACGTATCAAGCACTTTAGTAAAGGCTATCATGATGAACGCCGTGCTAAAGAGGCCGCTTTACGTGAGCGTCAGGAGTTAGAACGATATACCCAACAGTTGGTTGCGGAAAACCGTAATCTCAAAAACACTGTTGGTAAAAGTCAGACGGCACTTCTTGACCAAGCTAAACATACAATAGAGGCAGAACTCACGCAGGCAAAAAAAGCGTATAAGGATGCGTATGAGTCTGGCGATTCCGATGCTGTACTAGAAGCACAAGAAAGTTTAACCAATGCTAAAATAAAAGCAGATAGGTTAAATAATATTAAGTTATCCCCTTTACAAGAAAGTAGTCCAGATGTAGACTCTAAAGGAGATACTGATAGTTACGCCCCAGTACAAGTTGATGAACGGGCTGCGGATTGGGCTAAGTCTAATACGTGGTTTGGTACAGACGACGAAATGACGAGCTTTGCGCTGGGGCTGCATAATAAGCTCGTTAAATCGGGTGTAGACCCGAGGAGTGATGAATACTACGAGGCTTTAGATACTCGTATGCGACAAGTCTTCCCAGATAATTTCGATGATATATCGGATGCCGCTGTTGAAGATGACGAGAAGAGGAAACCAAAACGTCAGGCTAATGTGGTTGCACCCGCTACGCGGAGCACAGCACCTAAAAAGGTGGTACTAACGCAAACACAGGTAAACCTTGCGAAACGTCTTGGAGTACCTCTTGATGAATACGCCAAACAGGTTGCAATACAAATGAGGAATAGCAATGGCTAGCAATAGAATTGATCGCGAGCATGATAATCGTGAGAAAAATACCCGTAAACGAGCTTGGCAGCGTCCCGAAGTTCTTCCTTCCCCAGATCCCGAGCCGGGCTATAAGTATCACTGGATTAGAGTCGCTACGCACGGTGAAGTTGATGCCACTAATGTTTCCTCAAGACTTCGCGAAGGTTGGGAGCCTGTAAAAGCCTCAGATCATCCAGAGATTACAGTCGTTACTGTGGAGCAAGAGCGCTTCAAAGATAATGTTGTGATTGGTGGTTTGATGCTTTGTAAAGCTCCGATTGAACTCGTTGAAGAGCGTAATGCTTATTACAATGAACAGGCAAAAGCTCAGATGCGGTCAGTTGATAACAACCTGATGCGTGAAAATGACCCTCGTATGCCGTTGTTTAATGAGCGGAAAACGAAGGTTACTTTCGGAAATGGAACCTAACCTTAAACATTGGAGCTAATTATGGCTTATCCTACCATCGATAGTCCTTATGGACTTATCCCGGTAAAGCTGTTAAGCGGCACTCCCTTTGTAGGTGTTACTCGTCACTACAGCATTGCAAGCGGTTATGCTACGAGCATCTTTAATGGAGACGCTGTTAAACTCGTTACCGGTGGCACCGTTGAGCGTGATACGTTTGACGCTGCTATGACGCCGATTGGCGTTTTTGTGGGCTGTTCTTATACGGACCCAAGCACTGAGCAGAAAACCTTTAAGCAGTATTATCCTGCTAGCACTGTTGCTAGTGACATTCAGGCTTACGTCGTTGACGCCACGGATGTGCTGTTCAAGGTTGCTGTCGTTTCGTCCGGTACGACGATTGGCGATCTCGCAATCACGGATATTGGCGCTAACGTCGCTGGTGTAGATAACACCGGCAGCACGATTACCGGCAATTCTAAGTGCGCGATTTCGGATACCTCTGCTACGACTAATACGCTTCCGTTCCGGATCGTAGACCTCGTTGAAGAGACCAAGAACTCGTCTGGCGGTTATACTGAAGCTCTCGTTAAGTGGAACGCGGGCCATCAGTTTAGCAACACCACTGGCGTGTAAGGAGTAAAGTAAAATGGCTATTTCTCGCGCCCAATTACTGAAGGAACTCCTTCCCGGCCTCAACGCTTTGTTTGGTCTTGAGTACGCTAAGTACGGTGAGGAGCATAAGGAGATTTTCGAGACGGAAAGCTCGGATCGTTCCTTTGAAGAAGAGACCAAGCTGTCTGGTTTCTCCGCCGCGCCTGTCAAAGACGAAGGTTCCGCCATCTCTTATGACAACGCCCAGGAGACCTGGACTGCCCGCTATACGCACGAAACCATCGCGATGGGTTTCTCGGTTACTGAGGAAGCTATCGAAGATAACCTGTACGACTCTTTGTCGTCTCGTTATACGAAGGCTCTCGCTCGTGCTATGGCGTACACCAAGCAGGTTAAGGCCGCGTCGGTTCTGAACAATGCGTTCAGCGGCTCTGGCGTTACCTATGGTGATGGTCAGGTACTTTGCTCGACGGCTCACCCGCTTGTTTCGGGTGGCACGAACTCCAACACGCCTTCTGTACAGGCCGACCTTAACGAAACTTCGCTTGAGGCCGCTGTTATTCAGATTGCTGGTTGGACGGACGAGCGTGGTCTTCTGATTGCGGCTAAGCCGCGCAAGCTGGTGGTTCCCCCGAACCTGATGTTTGTTGCGACTCGCCTTCTTGAGACCGAAGGCCGTGTGGGCACGGCGGATAACGACGTTAACGCGCTGCGTAACAACGGTTCGATCCCCGAGGGTTACACGGTTAACCACTACCTGACGGACACGGACGCTTGGTTCCTTATGACCGACGTTCCGAACGGCCTGAAGCACTTTGTTCGTACCCCGATGCAGACCTCTATGGATGCTGACTTCGATACGGGCAACAGCCGCTACAAGGCTCGTGAGCGTTATAGCTTCGGCGTGTCGGATCCCCTCGGGATTTTCGGCTCGCAGGGGGCGTAACAACTTACCTGCTATATTAAGGGGGGCACTTGATGCCCCCCTTTTTATTTTGTATAATAACTTACTTCTGACAGCTACATTGTGTAGCTGACACTAGCCACGACAGGAGATATACATGGCTAACACGACGTTTTCCGGCCCTATTAAGGCTGGCACTATCAAAGATACGACGGGTTCTACTGTTGGTACTAATGTTGCCAACGTCGGATATGTTGTCATGGCGCAGAGCGCGGTGATTGATATCATTGGCGCTACGGCCAACGATCAGGTCTGTGCCACGGTACCCGCTAATTCTCAGATCATTGATGTAATCCTTAATGTGACCACGGCTAACAATGACACCGGTACCGCGACGGTTTCTGTGGGCACCTCCGCAGATGCTGACGCTTTTGTACCGTCTACCAGTGTTAAGTCTACTGGTACTACGCGGGGAACTTTGGATACCGAAGCTACGGATGTGGGTTCCACGGACATTCAGGTTCTTGCGGACTTTACTGCTCAGAACTCTGATGGAGCCGCTGGTGCCGCAACTGTTACGGTTGTCTACATCCAGAACAACAACCTGTCGTAAGGAGGCGCGTTATGGGTGCTCATGACTTACGGTCTACCACCCTTACCGCTTCCGGCTCTGTGACAGGCGCTAGAGGTCGGGTTAAGGCTATGACCTACCTAGCCACGGCTACTCCGGGCAGCATTGTTATCAAAAATGGTGGTGCATCTGGCACTACGGTTCTTGAGATTGCTACTGCGGGCGTGGCAGACGTATACGATGTTATTATCCCTGACAGTGGGTTCTTATGTGAAACCGATGTGTATGCGGTGCTCACTAACGTCTCTTCTGTTACGGTGATGTATGAGGGATAGTAGTAATGCGGTGCTATTACAAGTCAGGTGGTAAGGTTGATAAGGCCGCTATGGCCTGTAATAGGCCGCGTGCTACCCCATCTCACCCCAAAAAGTCGCACGTTGTTAAGGCTTGCGAGGGTGGTACGGAGAAAGTTATCCGGTTTGGGCAGCAGGGTAAGCAGGTAGGTACGTTATCTGGTACTGCTGGTAAGCCTAAAGCCGGAGAATCTCAGCGTATGAAGAACAAGCGTAAGTCCTTTAAGGCTCGTCACGCTAAGAATATTGCGCGTGGTAAGATGTCTGCGGCTTATTGGGCTGATAAGGTGAAGTGGTAATGCCCGTTGGATCTGAGAAACAACGGCGCTTTATGGCCGCAGTAGCAAATAACCCTAAGTTTGCTAAAAAAGTTAATGTACCCCAATCCGTAGGAGAAGAATTTATGAAAAAGTCTAAAGGTTATATGGGTGGCGGCATGATGAAGCGCTACGCCGAAGGCAATATGGTTGAGGAAGATACTATTGGTGGTGTTGGGGGTGTTCCTGGGGATGAAGTAACCCGAGGTGTACCCATGTCTCGCGAGGACGAGATTCGTATGGGTATTCCGAACCAGCGTATGATGGATAAGCAGTTTGAAGCTGAAGGTAAAGAACAAGAATCCAAAAAGAAAATGAGTAAAAAGCCCGTCAAGAAGATGGGTGGAGGTAAGATCGAGGGCTACAAGAAGGGCGGTAAGGTCCGTGGTTGTGGTATGGCTAAGCAGGGCGTGCGCCCGGCCAAAATGGTTACGATGAAGGGCGCGTAATGCGTAAGTACTACCGGAAAGATGGCTGCGGCTACAGTATGTACAAAGCTGGCGGCAGTGTTAAGTCAAAGAGCCGTGTAAACGAAGCGGGTAACTACACTAAGCCCGGTATGCGTAAGCGGCTCTTTGAAAGCATCAAGGCCGGTGGTAAAGGCGGTAATCCGGGTCAATGGAGTGCCCGTAAGGCTCAGATGCTGGCTCAGCAGTATAAGAAATCTGGTGGTGGTTATAAGTCCTGATGCGTAAGTATTATAGCAGCGGAGGCTTAAA